ATTTTTATATTTTATTAACTTAATTAACTAAAGGAGTACTTATGGCACTTAACCTTGACGCTATCAAAGCAAAACTTAATCAATTAAACAAAACCGATGACAAGAAAAACAACGTATGGAAGCCTGAAGCAGGCAAGACACGAGTTCGAATCGTTCCTTACGTGCATCGCAAAGAAAATCCTTTCTTAGAATTGTATTTCCACTATGACATTAGTAAAAGATCTATGCTATCGCCAATTACATTTGGTAATGCAGATCCAATCGTAGAATTTGCTGACAAACTTAAAAAGACTGGCGACAAAGAAGATTGGTTAATGGGTCGTAAAATTGAACCTAAGATGCGTACTTATGTTCCCGTTATTATTCGTGGTAAAGAATCTGAAGGAGTAAAGTTTTGGGGCTTTGGTAAAACAATTTATACAGAATTGTTATCAATCATTTCAGATCCAGATTACGGAGATATTACCGACTTAATGAATGGTCGTGATATTGATGTAGAATTTACACCAGCAGAAGGTGCAGGGTCATATCCTAAAACCGCAATCCGTGTTAAACCTAACACTCAGCCAGCAACTGAAGATAAAGAGATTGCACAAAAAATCATGAATCAGCCAGAAATCACTGATTTATTTCCTGAGCCAACTTTTGAAGAATTAGAAGCAGCATTAAAAGAATGGATGAATCCAGAATCTGCAGACTCTGATGTAGAAGAAGAGGAAGATACAAAGGCGTCAGAAGCACCAGCAGCATCTAAACCAGCAGCTACAAAAGTAGAAAGCGTTGCAGACGCATTTGATGATCTTTTTAATTAAGAAGGAGTTATAAATGGCAAAGAGTAAAAGTAAACTGGAACTAGAAGACGCTCTAGCAAATACATTAGCGGATAGTATCAACAAACAATTTAAAGGACAAAATCTTAAGACTGCGTTCTTTTTAGCAGGTGATGACGATGCACCAAGCAATGTATCAGAGTGGATTTCATCCGGATGCTCGATGCTTGATTTAGCAATTTCAAACCGCCCCCATGGAGGCTTTCCTGTGGGGCGGATCACTGAAGTTACCGGATTAGAAGCATCAGGTAAATCATTATTAGCTGCACACACTTTAGCTGAAACGCAAAAGAAAGGTGGATTAGCAGTTTATATTGATACGGAAGCAGCAGTCAGCTCAGAGTTTCTTACAGCAATTGGAGTTGATTTAAAATCTATGCTTTATGTCCCATTAGAAACAATTGAAGAAATTTTTGAAACTATTGAAACAATTGTTGAAGGTGTTCGTAAGTCAGATAAAGATCGATTAGTTACAATTGTAGTGGATTCAATCATGGGTGCATCTACAAAAATCGAAATGTCTGCAGAATATGATAAAGATGGTTATGCAACATCAAAATCAATTATCTTATCAAAGGCAATGCGTAAAGTAACTAATTGGATTGCACGAGAAAGAATTTGTTTGATTTTTACAAACCAGCTTCGTACGAAAATGGGCGTATCATTTGGAGACCAATGGACAACTGCAGGTGGCAAGGCAATTCCATTCCATGCATCAGTTAGACTTCGTTTGAAAAACACTGGAATGATCAAAGCTAAATTAGGAGGCGTTGAACAAGTAGTAGGTAGTAAAACAGAAATCCAAGTTGTAAAGAATCGTATGGGTCCGCCACATCGTAAAATTAATTATGATATCTACTATGATAGTGGAATTGATAATTATGGTGGTTGGTTAGAAGTAATGAAGAAGTTTGATTTAGTTAAGCAATCAGGTGCTTGGTATACTATGGAAGATGTAGATATGAACACGGGTGAAACGTTTGGCGAAATTAAATTTCAAAGCAAAGACTTTGTGGAAAAGGTTATTGCAAACCAAGAAGCAAAAGAACGGTTATATCAAAGAATATGCGATGCTTATATCTTCAAATATCAAGCCGGTATTGACGGTGGTATTGATGATGTAATTGTTACCGATGAAGTTTATGATGAAGAATAAGTATCAAGAATTATTCAAACAGTTACAACAAGAAAGGAATTCGAGTCCGTTAGATGTTAATGATCATCTCATGGTATTTGACGGGCTCAATACCTTTATTAGAAGTTTCGGTGCGACTCCTGCTTATAACGAAGATGGAGATCATATTGGTGGCATTACTGGTTTTCTTTATTCAGTAGGTAAAACGGTCCGAGACTTTAAACCAACTCGTTGTGTGATTGTATTTGATGGCAGAGGTGGTTCTGCTAAACGCAAAAAGATTTACGGAGATTACAAAGCAAATCGAGCAAACAAAACAAAGCTACGTAGACACGATCATCATGACTCAACAATTGAAGATGAACAAGAATCAATGCGACATCAATTCAGTCGTTTAGTTTCTTATTTAGATAACTTGCCAGTAACATTCATGGCAATAGATGGTATTGAAGCAGATGATGCAATTGCTTATATTGCACAAATGTATGAAGATACTTGCAAAAAGATTACTATTGTTTCTACGGATAGAGATTTCTATCAATTGGTAGATGATAGAATACAAGTTTGGTCTCCTATTAAAAAGAAAATGTATGATGTAGACGCAGTTCAAGAAGAATTTGGAGTGCATCCTAACAACATGGTTATTTACAGATCATTTACGGGAGATGCGTCTGATAATATTCCTGGAGTAAATGGTATTGGTCCAAAGACCATATTAAAATTAATTCCAGAATTAGCACAGCCAGAAGAATATTCAGTTGATGCATTAATAGATAAAAGTCGAAACGATCTTAAAGAATCTAAATCATATCAAAAGATTTTAGATAATGCAAGAATCATCGAACAAAATTATCAACTAATGAATATCAAATTATTAGATATTCCAGCACAAACTGCTAGCAAAATACGAGGCATCATGGAACAGCCTATATCAGAATTAAATCGTTCAGAATTTCAACGATTATTTTATGAAGATAAAATGTGGGCAATCATGAAGAATTTACCAGAGTGGTTAAACAATACATGGTTGTCTTTAAATGCTTTTGCAAAACAAACACACAAATAATATTTGATTTTATTACAATATTTTATATAATGGTTATATGACAGATAAATTAAGTGAATACGGATTTGGATTTCAAGTCAAAGTCATAGCAGCATTATTTACGGATAGAATATTTTTACAGCAAATTGCTGATATCATTCAACCTGATTATTTCGAATCTGATTCGAATAGTTGGTTGCTTGAAGTTATATTAGATCATTTTCGAGAATATAAAACGCCCCCTTCTAAAGATGTTCTCAAAGTTAAAGTAACTGAAATTGAAAATGATATTCTTAAAACTGCAGTATTAGAACAATTGAAAGAAGTATTCCGATACATGGAATCAGACGACCTTTCTTTTGTAAAAGATGAAATTCTTAAATTTTGTAAGAATCAAGAAATAAAAAGAGCTATCATGGATTCTGTTACTCTACTTAAAATGGGTAATTATGATGAAATCAAATCTAAGATGGACTCTGCAATGAAAGCAGGTGCAGACACTAATATTGGATTAGATTATATCAACGATGTTGCATCTCGTTACAATGAAGCAGCCCGACATACTATTACCACAGGTTGGGATGTTATTGATGATTTAATGGACGGCGGCTTAGCACCAGGAGAATTAGGAGTAGTAATGGCTCCTGCAGGTATTGGTAAATCTTGGATGCTTATTAATATCGGAGCTAATGCTGTCAAAGCTGGTAAGACAGTTATACATTATACATTAGAGCTCAATGAAAATTATGTAGGTCAACGATATGACTCTGTATTAACTGGTATTAATGCACAAACATTGAAACACCATACTGATACAGTTGAAGAAAAGATGAAATCATTGTCTGGATCTTTAGTTGTTAAATATTATCCAACAAAGTCAGTTGGGGTAATGGCGCTAAAAGCTCATATTGAAAAAACCATAATGCAAGGAAAGACTCCAGATTTAATCATTGTAGATTATGGTGACTTGCTTAAAGTAAATACTAAAAAGGACAAACACGAAGCCTTAGAGGACTTGTACGAGGAGCTGCGAGGAATGGCGGGCGAGTATAAAATTCCAGTATGGACTGCATCGCAAGCAGGAAGAAGCGCCTTAGAAGAAGATATTATTGAAGCTGATAAGATTGCATCGTCATATGGTAAAGTAATGGTTGCTGATTTCTTAATGTCATTGTCTCGTAAAGTAGAAGATAAGATGTCAGGCACTGGC